ATGGTAAATTGTGGGATGTTTGGGACTTATTGGAAGACCAAAGCGTATTCCGGGATATCTCCGAAGGTAGTACCGAAACCGTATTCCAATTAAACACTAATAGCGCCAAGCAGTGGTTAAAGCTATTTGACTATTGGAAGAACGAGCAAGAGCAACGTAAGGCTATTGATAGCATCGACGCTATTTCGGCTTTTACCGCTCTGGACCGTCCAGGCCCGTTAGATGCCGAAGTAAAGAACGCCCAAGGCAAGTCCCATAACATGTTGGTGGAATACGCCAATAGAGTTAAGGGTAAGGAAAAGTCCGGTAATATCCCGATGTTGGACGAAATGTTCCCGGAAACTTACGGGGTAATCACCTACCAAGAGCAAATTGAAAAGCTCTACAAGGAAATTACCGGATGTGATGGTGGCGAAGCGGTTAAGTTCCGTAAGAATATCGCCAAAAAGCAAATGGATAAAGTAAAGAAAGCTTATCCGTTATTTATGGAACGAGCTAGCATTAAAGTCGGGGCAGAACAGGCCCAAGCCGTTTGGGACCAAATCGTTACCTTCGCCCAATATGGGTTTAATAAATCGGTTGACCAAAACACAATCTTAGTAGTGAACGGAAAGGAGAAGCCAATAAGGGATTGTATCGCAGGAGATACTATTGAATCTGTTGACGAAAACGGCGAATTAATCACGACAGATATCAAAGCTCTTCACTATCACGGAGAATTAGAAGCTTTTGAAATTGAACTAGATGATGGCTTTAAAATTACTTGTTCAATTAATCACAAGTTTCTAACCGTTACAGGTATGAAGCCCCTACATGAAATCCTTTATGAAAACCTAGAAATTTTGGCTTTTAAAGCATGAAAACAACTAATTGTGGATTTCAATATAATAATCGGACTAGTTTACATCGGCACAGACAGCATTGTATCGTTTGTAACAGTGAAGTTAAGTTAGGCGCTCCGTCTAAAACCGAAGGATGGATTGCTAGGTGCGGGGAGCGATTCTCTAATGAAAGAGCTAAAAAGTTACATCATCAAACTTGTTTAAAATGTACTAAAATCAAAAAACAAAATATCCAAAAACGACAACTCAACCACAATCAAAGCGAGTCACAGCGTTTAGCCAGTAGCAAAGCCGCCAAAATTACTTCTAGAAGACCCGAAATTCAACAACAACGAGCGCAAGTTTTGGCTCAGTGGAGATTAGATAATCCAGAGGAATTTGCTAAATGCATAATGGCGGCTCAAAAGTCCTCCAAACGAGAATCTAAGCCTGAATTATGGTTAAAACAGCATCTTGGAGAATCATGGAAAACTATTCAGATAAGATGTTTGGATAAGCTAAAACAAGTTGATTTAGTTAAAGATAATATTTGGATTGAAGTGGATGGATTTTGGCACTTTTTTGACACAAAACGAACTAAAGACCTAAGACCCTCAAGATTAAAAAATACTTTAAGCCTACGTCAATACCGGGACCTTATTCTCAAAGATGAAGCTATAAGAAGAGGTAACGTCACTTTGCTTAGGTTTTCGGTGGAATGTTTTTATAGAACTGGAGAAATGAAACCAGAATGGATACAATATCTTACACAGATTCTCCAATCTCCCAAACCCGGAATTTGGTGTCACGGAAAATTATACGAGTTATGTCCGTGGGCAAAAGAAGGATGTTCGACATTGAAGTTGCCTCCCCTAAACACAACTTCCTCCTGCCCAATGGAGTAATAACCAGTAATAGTCATGCGGTTTGTTATTCTTACATTGCATATGCGTGCGCTTTCCTAAAGCATCATTTCCCTGTCGAGTGGTGGGCTTCGGTATTAACTAATGCCGACAAAAAGGAAGTAGCCGAGAAGTTCTGGAAGTATTCCAAGCAGTGGATTGACCTCCCAGACATTCGTTATAGCGGTCCACAATGGGAAATACATAACGGACGCATTCGGGCACCCCTAGGATTAATTCAAGGTATAGGACCGGCGGCTCACGATGAATTATGTTCGGGCAGGCCTTATTCAGATATTAGTAGCTTGACTAATCATATTGCCGCAGTCAAATTGTCCAAGACTAAAATCAACGAAGAAACCGGCAAGAAGCGGATAGGGACTTCAGCTTTGAATAAAGGTGTTATCTCCAAGCTAATTGCAACCGGAGTTATGGACTCATTTTTCACGGGTGACAATTTAACCATTTATGATAAATTGGTAATATACGAGGAAGCCTTAGCCAAGTCTTTAGGCAAGAAGAAACCGGCTAAACCCGATGAAAAGTTCTTGAATTTCAATGCATTAACGTTGTTCCAATTCCGGAAGTCTATCCTACCGGTTTATCATGAAGATTTGCTCCCGGCCCTATATCGGTCCAAGCAACATGGAATTGTGGAAGAACCCTCAAAGAAATGCAGCTTTAAATATGCCCCCAGCGACCCGGTGATTTTAGGTAATCTATTACATCAAAAAGGAGGCAATCAGCCTATTTGTGCCATGCCTCTAGTAAATGGGCCGCAGTTAAAGTATTTGAATGAGGATATTCAAATTTATGACGGGCAACTAGTTACATGTGCGGCAGCGGGTTATATAACTATGGAGCGTCCGTTTAGTTATCGCAAGGACAATAAAACTAAGTATGCGGTAGAATTGACGTTTGATGTAGATGGAGAGCAGTTTAAGGTAGTTAAGTGGCCTCCAAGAGATAAGTCCAATAAAGCTATCATACCTAATAATTTAACGGGTACTATAGCAATATTGTTGGTAAGCCGGTATCGGTCGGATCGCCCCTTTGTTCTAGACGCTATAGAGGTGGTAATACCGGCTCTGAACCTAAAAGAAGCCGAGGAGAACGAATAATGGCTAATAAAGAACTAAAGGCAGCATTGGATAAGTATTTTCAAACCAAGAAGGCATCCGAAGAGGATTTAACGGATGTTCCACATAAAGTATTAATGGGAAGGGCGGCGGCAAAACAAGAAGCTGTGATGCGTTTACCCTTAGAAAAACAAGCCTATACCGATAAATTGTCGAAACATATCGTTAAGGTTTTTGTGAAGGGTAAGTGCCCGGAATTAGAGGCTTATTTGAAGAAGGAGGGCGGCATAGTATTGAACGGTAATCTATTGTACGATTGGGTTGCCGACCAACTACGAAGGCCTAGTGTTTTTGTTCCACAACACACTATTCAAGTAACCGAAGCGTTGTTGGAATTTTGTAGGGCTAATGATATTAGTTCGATTCCAATGCCGATGTGGGCCGAAGGTGGAAATAGCTTCGTAATTAAAAGCCCGAGCGATTTAATTAGAATCATCAAGAAAGGAATCAGAGCTACTAACGGAGATACTTTGACTAGGTTCGTATTAAATAAATACGCCTTCATCCAAGCTATCAATGATAAAGTTGCTTACAATTTAGTCCCGGTAATAGTTTTCGGATTAGAAGACGAAGAAATCACCTCCTTATCTGACACGCTATTTAAAGGACAGCAGACCGTTGTGATAGAAACATTGGACAAGAAGTTTGACGAAATTGTAACTAATCTCAATACAAAACTCCAAGCTGCTTATGCGGCGTTGAAGCGAGTGACCTAGGAGAATAAAATGGAATTAACTATTGGCGTTCCGACTTACAGTAGCACTAAGAAGAAGACGTGGCGGTTGAAGGACGGGGCAAACGTTTACCGTATCCTCCCCCCATTTGGTAGCTTTGCTAAAGATGGCAAGTGGGCTACTTACGAATCCATCCATTGGGGATACAAGGGAAGCAAGGGAATTCGTACATTCTCTTGTGGACAGGTCAAGGATTACAAGAGCAAGATGGTGAAGGTAGCTTGTTCGGAGTGTGATTTAATCGAGCAGCGTAAGAAGGATTACGAGAATCAATTAAATCAATTGGTCGAAGTAGAAAAGAAGATGACCAAGGACCAAGCCAAGGAATTCTTAAAGCCCCTTAGCTCTTGGTTATACGACCACAATTTGGACAAGAAGTGGTACATGAATGCTATGAATAACGACGGTGAAATTGGCCGTTTGGCTATTCCCCATAAGATGTACCAAGCGCTACAAAGCGAGATTGACCGTCTTATCAAGAAGGGGATTGACCCCATTACGGCCACTAAAGGCGTAAAGTTCAATTTCGAGCGTACTGGAACCAGCAACAAGACGGTTCACAAGTGTACGGCAGTTACGGAAAACGTCAAGGTTAATGGTGAAGAGCTAGAGCGCACCTTGATTGTACCGTTGACTGAAGAAGTAATCAAGCGTATGTCTACGGAAGCTTGGGATTTGAAGGGTATGTTTAAATCCCTCAAAGCGGACGAAGTTAAGCAATTGGTTGACAGTGGCGGGGATGCGGATGTAGTAGACCGTATCTTTGCTTACGAAGCCCCTCCGCACGATGAAGATGACACCGTTCCTTCTCCTGAAGAGTTGCATTCGGCGGTAGTCAATCTAGCTGAAACGGTAGCTACTCCAGTCGTACCGGCTCCCGTTACGGTAAGTGCCGTAGATGAAATCGCTGCCTTGAAGGCTAAGTTAGCCGCCCTAGAGGCTCCGAAGGCAGTAGAATCCGTCAAGGAAGTTAAGGTTGAAGTGCCCGCAACGGACACTAAGCCCTTAGTCACTCCTGCCGGAATGTCTAATGATGACTTCATGGCTAAGTTTGGTCCAAAGAAGTAATTAGCATTTTCTTTTAAAGGGCGGGAGTAGGGCTAACCCCCTATTCTCGCCCTTTGAGGTATAGCTATGAATGATATGTCTATTACGACCACCACATTGTTCTGCCCAAACGGTAAAGGAGACACACAACTCCCTATAAATATAGTAAATATTTGTAATTTGGAAGCTCGCAAGCATGAAGTGGCTATGGTTAATAAAATCAAGGCCCCGGAATTAATGCAATGCTTTGAAGAAGGATTCAGTGAATGCGCTAAGGTTCTTCCCCGGATTGCTTATGAATTATCCGTAGCCAAAAATGAAGTCAGTAAGCGGGAGGCTGTAGTCAACCTAGACGAAGCTCCCCGCATTCTCCGGGAGAAGGGTTTAACGACCGGACATAGCCCTGCTGGTGGAGCCGATATGCGGGATGCGGTGCTGAAGGCAGACAAAGAATATATAGATTTACAAGACCGGGTAGAGCAAATCAAAGCGATATACGAATTCATACGGGGCAAGCAAAAGGGATTTGAAATGTCCTTTTCTGCCGTTAAGAAGGTCTATGATTCCTTGAGTCAATACGGAGCTTTACAGGGTGGGGCCGATACTTCTATTGAGGTTGGTGGCACCAATGTTGGAAAACCGAGGTATTAATAATGGCTAATAAATGTGATAAATGGATGAAGAAGCTTCAGGAGTTAAGCGGTGCAGTAGACTTTAGTTATAATCCTTTTGAGGATGTTTTAAAGACCCCCTCTCCCAGTGCCAATTTTGTATTTGGTAATACTCACGGTTTGCCGCGTGGATATACCATGGTTTTGTATGGACCACAAAAGGGTGGAAAGACCCTACTAACCAACCTAATGGTAGGGAAGTTGCATCAAACAGACCCCGACGCCATAGCTATTAAATTTGACACCGAAATGCGTACCAACGTGCAATTAACTGAATTGCCGTTAAAAAACTTTGGAATTGACGAAAACCGATACATCGTATATCATGTAAATTCTCCGGAGGAAATTTTTAATCGTATTGAGAATGAAGTACAAGCCATGATTCAAGATGGAGCCCCAATTAAATTAGTTATAGTAGACTCTATTACCGGAATTCAAGGTCGCCGCGCAATGAACGCTAAGGATGGCGTTATGACTCAGCAAATAGGCGATGAAGCGGCTACCTTGCAGGTAGGGCTAAAGCGTATTTTGCCGGTTATACGTCGAGGTAAGATTGGTCTAATATTAACCACCCAGCTTAGGGCGGATATGGACCCCAACGCTAAGTATAATTCTCAATCCACCAAACTAAATGGAAATGGAGAAGCAGTTAAAATGGCGGGTGCATGGGCCCTAAAGCACTTTGGCGAGTATTTTGTTTATGTTGAGCGGAATATCCACAAAGACGGACGGCAAGACCTTCAAGGCAATGACTTAGCAATAAAAGGCCTTAAGGATATGGAGGACCACGAAGAGCAAACCGGACACAAAATCCGAATTTTCATGCGTGATAGCTCTGTAGGACCCAAGGGGCGGTGCGGGGAATTTACTATCGATTACTATAAGGGGATTATCAATACCCATGAAGAAGTATTCGCTTTGTCTATTGCCCGAGGTATAATTGAACGTCCAAACAACCGGACCTATGTGCTGGCCGGTTGGAAAGACGGCAAGTGGGACAGTAAAGACAAATACATTGAAGCTATAAAGACCGACCCCGCTCTTTACAAAGAGATTGTGGATAGAGTTGAAAAGCAAGACTTAGACGCTATGAAGACCGGTGAATATGCTCACGGCATAAATGCTTCAGACGCCGACCTAAAGGAAATTCAAGAGCGAGCGGATAAAGAGGAATAGCCTAAACCGACACAATGTTTGACCAAATAGCCCTAAGAAGTATCATTGAAGGAAACGGAGCCCAATACCGGGAAAGCTCCGTTTCCTTCATTTTTACTTGTCCTCGTTGTCAAAAGAAAGATAAACTTTACATACGAAAGCGTGACGGCAGATTCGTATGTTTCGTATGTAAAGAAACCCAAAACTTCCGTGGCCGAGCCGAATGGGCCCTGACGGAACTATTTGGATTAAGTGTCAATGAAATACAAGCCCGTTTGTACGGTGGAGATATTCCGGAACAACTAGGGTTGCTTGACCTACAATTCGATGACATTTGGGAGGAAGACTATATCCCCCAAAACGATATAGTCAACGAACCGGTTTGTTGGCCTCCGGACTTCGTTGGCCTGGGCGACCCTTCTTTTGCCGAAGGACTAAAGTATTTAAACGGTAGAGGTATTACCGAAGACCATATCAAAACATACCAAATACGATACGCCCCCAAACAGCAACGAGTGATATTCCCTATTATAGTAGATGGCGGATTACTGGGTTGGCAGGGAAGGTTTATTCATAAGACCTCCCAGTTAAACGCCAAGACCGCTAAGGTATATGAAATCCCTAAAATATTGACCTCCACCACCTTAAGTGATAAGGGCGGACAATATTTGATGTTCCAAGACCGGCTTAAAAACTCCCCCCATTGCGTATTGGCTGAAGGTCCCATTTCGGCTATCAAAGCGGACTTGTGCGGGGGGAATGTTGCCAGTATGGGGAAAGCCGTAACTAAGTTCCAACTAAATATTATTAGCCGATATACCAAAAAACTATATATCGCCCTCGACCCAGACGCAGCCGAAGATATTATACGGGTCGCTAATGACCTTTATGACCTCGATTGTTACCTGCTTCAGCCCCCAAATGGGAGTGAAGACCTTGGGGATGCTACTCCGGAGCAGGTTTATGACCAATTTAAAAGGGCCCCACGAATTAACCGTGGAGCCCTCATGCTGTCTTTAGGTTCTACTTTGGTTCGTTAAGTTTTCTTTTGAGAATAGTCCTTAAAACAGTCAACGCAATACGAGGTATGCCGGACTCTCTTCGGCATACCATTTTTATGCCGTAAAGCAATGCAGGGGCGGAACATGCTCTTAGACACCATTGCTCCGTTTCCGGAATTGTGACGTGGGCAACGGATTAATTCCGGCAAATTCTTCCAGAACTTATCTTTCATTTCCGTTTCGGCGGCGCTAATTTCGTTATCCGAAGCCCTAACAACCTTTTCTTCAATAACTGCCGGGGCTTCGGGCTTAATTGCCTTGACCGGGGTGGGAGGGATTAACGAAACCATAGACTTGGTAAGACTTTCTCCGTCCGGATAATTGATAGTGGTGGGCGGCTTTACCTTGATGGTAAATTCTTTCCCACCGATATTAACGGTCTTGGTCCCGGCTTCACATTCACAATCGTTTTGGCCGCACTTAACGCACACTACGCTTGGAACCAAGTCCTTTCTAACCTTGACATAATCTACCCCATAACGCGGTACGGCAACGGTGCCACACTTACGGCATAAGGTGCGATTAATTACCTTATGTTTACATGTAGGACAATACAACTCCTCACACAGCTTCTTGGCCATAATTCGGGCGTCGATTTCATATTCCCTAGAATAAACCGCATAGGCCAAAGCAATATTCCGTTCTTCGGGAGACATTTTGTTGAGGTTTTTAATCAACAAATTCCTGGCCTTGGCCTTTCTCTGAAGGGCCGAAGGAGCGTTGTCGATAACGGGCGCGTCTTCCTTGACTTCAACCGGACTGATTTTACAAACGCCTTTATCAATACGCTCCCTTAACTGTTCGATTTCAGTCTTGGTCAACAAATGGTTGTCCACGTAAATAGACAATCCCATTAATCCCGACCGCTGAATTTCAAGCTTGGATTCCTTATTGGAAGACATTAACCGATAAACCCCCTCAACGTATTCTTCGCTCTCGTTGATGGAATTTTCGTCACCAACCGCATTTAAAACTTGACTAAAGGTATCTTCATCGTGATTGACGGTATTCCGTAAGTCGGTCAAAAAACAAGAGCTATTGCACCCCTTTTTGTGACACAACCGGGTCAACTCCGAAAAACGCTGCTTCAAATACTCCGTCAAAAGCTTTAAATTATCGACATGATTTGGCGAAGAAGCGTAATAGTGCATAAATGCAACCGTATGCACTCGACCAATATTTACCAAATCGTCAGCCATAAACCCCATGGGCTCAAGAATCCACCGATAACGCCTAAAGGCGCGATTGGCGGTTTTACGAATGGTCTTATCATACTTATCCAAAAAGTTATGGTCTTTAGGATTAGGGCTACGACGCAAAACCGAGTGCCGGAGATAAACCTCTTCGAATTGGTCTTTATAATTAATTCTCCCGGTCGGTGCTTCTCCACGGTCAACCGGTAAAGGCTTGCCGTAACCGGCCGCATCGGTTAAGATGTGCAGTGCAGCCAAAAATACTTCCGGGATAGGACTGATAATTTCCTTATCTTTAATAGTACAAACAGTCTGGTCTAAGGAAGCTGATTCTCCAATAACAACCTTGAGGGAAGCTCCGTCTTTCTTGGCAACTTTCAGCGTTTCATTCTCGATTTCAAATGGAATTTCACATGCATTTAAATAAGACCTTAAAACATGTAACGGCTGGGAATTCTGCATGACAGTCCTTTTCGTGGGTGATGGTGTAGCATAAGGTTTAGACGTGAGTAAGTCAAGCCGGAACCACGCGATATACGAGCGGCATGGAGGATAGATGGCATCAACAGACCTTAATCCTATAGATACTCTACCCATGAGCGACATGAAGCAATCCGCTATCTTGGGACACTTAATTGTAAATCAACGATTTTTCCTAGTAGGCAACCGGCAAATAAAAACAAATTGGTTTAAAAATCCGTATGTTAGCAAGGCTTACGGGTTGGTACTAGACTTATACACTTTAATTGGAAGACAGCCTACCTTAGCCGAACTTAAGAATCACCCGAAATTGTGCAATGAAGACCCACAAATACAACAAAATATAACAACCGCTATTGATAAGTCGCTGTCAGACGCAGGCCAAATAAGTCTAGAAGCTATCAAGCCTGAACTTATTGACTGGCTGCACAGCAAAATTTTGTTTGATTCGATGACCAAAGGCGCTAAGTTATGGAATTCAGCCAAATTCCATGATGCAGCAATGATATTAGAAGGGGCCATTAGGGAATATCACGATGCCAAATTCGAAGAAGGGGTCGAGATAAGATTTGATGACCCCGGCACTTACGTACCTCAAATTGAGACTTCTAAGGGTGAGTGTTTAACTACCGGATTGAAATTACTGGATAGCGCTTTGTTGGACGGAGCTACGGTCGGAGGCCTCCAAAAAGGGGATACTACCGTTATGATGGCTCCAGTAAACATTGGTAAGACTACATCTATGTTGACTATAGCTCGTCACAATATCATGGCGGGCAAAAATGTACTTTTAATGACCCATGAAGGTCGTCCTGATGATATCCGATTAAAGCTATTAAAAAGCGCCATAGATGCCTCGGAATCGGAAGTATTGGCCATGTACCGGGACCAAGAGAAGCGGGACCGGTTATATGCCTTTTCTAGTTTTATTCAAAAGTATTGTACGTATATTCCCTACAATAAAGCGGGGATGACCGTAGAAGATGTGATTCCTATTATCCGTGCGGCCCAAGAAAAGCGTAAATTAGAAACTGGGGCTGGATACGACTTATTAGTAGTAGATTATCCCGGTAAATTAGGTACGGAAATTGCCTCCAAAGGCAATCTACAAACTAGGCATATCGTAGATACCGTATATGAAGTTTATGTACAATTAGCCTTAGAGTATAATTTTCATAGTTTATTAGCTATCCAGACTAACCGAGAAGGCTCAAAAGTCAACCAAAATCGCAATCACGACAATCGATTGTTGACTATGGAAGACGTAAATGAGGCATGGGGGCCTATGACTAGTGCCAGCAATGTGATATCATTGAACCGCTCCCCCGCTGCCCAAAGGAATAATCGTATTACTTATTTTGTAGCTAAGTCAAGGTCAAACGAAGTAGGACAAGCAATTGTAGCACGTACTAACTTTAGTCATGGAATAACCCATTCAAACGAAATGGGAGCCGTAAGTTACATGGGGACTAAGACCCTAGAAGAAACCATCGACAATTATTTATTAAATATGCCCGGACAACGCATCCCCGACGATATGATAAGGACGGCTAAATAACATGAGAGATAAGAAAATCGTAATGACCGGTGATATTGACGACAAGACTTTAGCCAATTTCACTACGGTATTCAAAGAGTTCGACGCCAAACCATGCAACCTTCAAGTAATGATTTGTAGCGGTGGGGGCGAAGTAGATGCTGGTTGTGGTATGTATGAATTAATGCGTTCCTCTAATAATCCTCTTACTACATTCGGGTATGGATTAGTGGGTAGTATGGCGGTTTTATTGTTTGAAGCCGGGGACTTACGGGTAGCAACTGAAGGGACCACGTTCCTACTTCATGACGGTTCGGTAAGGGCAAGCGGAACTTTGTTGGATGTTAAGATTCATTTAGAAGAAATGTTACGAAACCATAATTGGTATGCGGACCAAATTGCCCACCGCTGCAAGTTGCCGTTTAAGAAGGTTTTAGAATTAACCCAAAAGGAAACTTACTTGACGGCTCAAGAGGCGCTTAATCTCAAGCTGGTAGATGAAATTGTGCCTTATCGTCATTTTGCTAAGTTGACTAAACGAAAGAAGTAATTATGATATTATTTTTTACCAATAAAGTATGGCCGTTTATTAAACAACATTGGATAGCTATAGTAATAGCTTTGTTAATGTTCGTGGGTGGATTAGGCTTGTCCCAAGCCTTTGTCAAGCCCGAAATCATCGAAAAGACTAAAATCGAAACGGTCATCAAGGAAGTCGAAGTAATCAAAGAAGTCAAGGTAAAAGTCAAAGACACCTCCACCGATATCTCCAAAGACGTTCATAGAGAAATCACTACTACTAAGTACCCTGACGGTAAAGAGGTTCGGGTAGAGGTTATTGACTCCGACTTTAACAAAAAGAAAATAGAAACCCAAATCGTGTATAAAGATAGGGTTGTGGAGAAATTGGTGGAAGTGGAAAAGAAAGTAGAAGTTATTAAGGAAGTCAAGATGCCCGGTAAGGATTGGCGGGTAGGAGTAGACTTCGGAACCAATATTCCTAATTTCTCTTTGGATAAACCTTTTATTGGTATTGGTAATGAAAGTAATTTTACTGTTGGCGTAAGGGCCGACCGGCGTATTCTGGGTCCGGTTTGGTTGGGCGCAGCCGGATATTTAAACGGCTCCGTTTTGATTGGAGTGTCAGCGGAATTTTAGGAGTCTCAAATGTCGAACTGGCTCAAGTATTATGATGAAGAAATGAAAATTTTTAGTAAGTGGCAAAACCGTAAGATTACCACTGACATAGCCACTAAAGCCATTCGACGTTTACAGAGACATTATAAACTTTTACCTATTGAAATTGATTATGGGTCCGGTGAAAACGGTTGGTCCTGGGCCATAAGTGCTAATTTTATGCACAACAACAAATTACACTTAAATCAAGACCGTTTAAATTGGCTGCTAGTAGCCCACGAATTAGCCCATTTATTACTAGACCACCGTCGTCTGCGGGGTTTTGAGCCGCCCGGAAGGGACCATGGGCCAGCCCATAGAGCTTTAGTAGAAGATATATTGAATTATGTAGACACCAAACAGTGGCACCGAGGCAGGCTAAGCGCCCCTAAAATCAACCGATATACTGCCAACAAGGAGGCAGCATGAGTTTGGACAAAAGCGAACTAACTAATTTATTAATAGAGGTTTTGGAACACCATGACGTGGAAGATGCCGAAGAAGTAGCGGATAGTATTGTAGAACGGTTAGATGAAGAAGGCTTGTTAGACGAGGACGAATGCTAAGTCGTCATTTAAAAAAAATTGAACAAGGTGAATCGGTACTTTACCGGGTGATAGTTGAGTCCGACCCATGCACTTGGGGAACTCAAGAAAGCCGATTCCTTCAATTTGAGATTTTAAGATACGCCGCCGAAGACCCCACCTTCACCGCTTGCGGACCAAGTGACTTTAAACGTATGATTATGTTGCACGATGGTATCCGTTGGATTCTGGAAGCAGAAGTTACCATTAAGTCCTAACTTATGACCCCCCGACAATCTGGGCATCGCCCCAAACGCGAAACGCAAGATATTCGTGCGTCTGAAGTGGCCGAGCTTCGTTCGGAGAACCAACACTTGCGCCGGGAGAATGCCCGATTACGGCGAGAATTGCGCCGGTCGCCCCCAATTGAAGTGGATGAAGAAGGAACGATGGCCGATAAAGAGCCATCTAGTGATACCCCTAAGTGCCCGAAGTGTCAAAGTCATAATTTAATTGGATTAGCTATGAATGACAAGAACTACACCGTTTGCAAAGACTGCAAATGGAGAGCCCAAAATCTCTAGATATACGGTTGGTAACCCCATTCCGGAGGAACATATGGAAACCGCTGTTAATGAAATTCTAGCACCTACCCCACGTAAGCCGCAAGTCTTAGGATTGGTATTACACCCCAACGAGCTTCTTCGTAAAACGTCATCCCTTTGGACCACGGGCATCAAAGATAATGTTGAATTGCAGAATCTAGTAGACGACATGATTGAAACCATGAAGCTTACTGGAGCCATGGGTCTGTCTGCCGTCCAAGTAGGCAATTTAACTAGACTATTTGTAATTAGGGATGAGCGTCGGTTTTTGACGTTCATCAACCCCGAATTGAAAAAGGTAGATTGTGGCACGCTATTCGAAAAGGAAGGTTGCATTAGCTTCCCCGGTGTGTTTGAATGCGTTTTAAGGGATGAAAAGGTAGAATTGACCGGCACCCAATTAGATGGGACTAGCCTTACCGTTACCTTAAATGGAATGTCTGCTCGCGCAGCCCAACATGAAATGGACCACTTGAACGGGGTGTTGTTTATTGATAAAATGAGTACATTTAAACGTCAAGCAGCCTTACGTGATTTGAAGATTAACAAGCGCAAGTTCTTTAAAGAGGTCTAAATGAGTACCTTTAATTTATCTATTCCGGTTATTTTACGCCATGAGGGTGGTTGGGTCAATGACCCGGATGATCCAGGCGGCGAAACCAATTGGGGTATTTCTACTCTAATTATCAAAAGGGAAGAAATAACCGCCGAGGAGTTAGGATTAAGGGATTTACGTTCCCTTAAGAATATGACCGTAGAAGCGGCTCAAAAGGTCTACAAGCGAGTTTATTGGGACCGGTATAAGTATTACGAAATTGAAAACCAACTAATCGCCACCAAGGTCTTCGATGCCGCCGTTAATATGGGGCCTTACTGGGGGCATTTGTGCGCCCAGAAGGCAGCTAATGCTTGTGGGTTTAAGCTAGAAGAGGACGGCAAGTGTGGACCTAAGACCCGAGAGGCCTTAAGCGCTTGCCCTGACGAATGGTTAAATCAAATGACCAAGGCTATGACCGACCGCTATAATGAAATCGTTAAAAACTCGCCTAGGAAAAAGAAGTTCTTGAAGACTTGGCTTAGACGAGCGGCTTGGATTGGGTAATTCTTTCAAAAGTATGGATACCAACAGTTTTTCTGTGTCCATTTAATACGCTTGAAACACTGCTTTTAGATACGCCCAAACGCTGTGATGCCTCCGACAGTGTATGGTAAATATTTCCTAATTCATCTTTAAACAAGGACCCGCCGTTAATTCTGGACAGCTTTTCTTTTGTTTCCTGAGTGGGCACATAAGGAATTTTACCTTTTCTTGACTGAGACATTTTTAGTTTTGTTGCTTCTGAAGCGACTCTCCCAATTTGTACTTGGGAGAGTCGCTTTTTGTGTATATCCGAAAACGGCCGACCTTTTAACGCCTTAGATATTGCCTTTTTGTGTTCATTAGTCATTAAACCAAATATTCCAGTATAACTAGTGCCACCCAAAGCGATATTGGTCAATGGACAACCGAGAGCTTTAAAATAATTAATCCACTGACGTTCTAGATTGTCCATTTCTTCAATGGAATCTAACTCTTGAATTACAACGACCCCATAGGTTAACCCCATCGTGTGGAGCGATTTAATCCAATTTACTTTATATCCCTTTTCTTTGTTAAGTCTTGAGGGCATTCCGTGCTGTTTGGGGCGTTTTAATCCACCGGAAGATTTGCCTATATAGCGCAATTGGCCACTTAAAGGATCGGTAAGACCGTATATGATAAATTTACTTACCATTAATGATTTGCGACCTTATATCATTTAACCATTTATTAACAAGCTTAGGGAATGGCATCATATATAAATATTTTGAGGTAGTGAATTGACCGGCCACAAATTCTATGATACTATCCGGAATATTGCCGTAACGCTCATAGTAGCACCGCATGGTTTCTTTGTATCCACGCAATTCCCAATAAGCCCTGCCGGATGGACCAATAGGTAGCATTACGTAAGTAATCCAATACCATATAGTCCATTTGGAACTGTCCCTCATATGCACTCGCTCATGCCTTAATACGTCTGCCCCGGAATCGGAGCCGATTAAGTAATCAGGCATATATACGGTCTTACCAAAAACCGTAGTGAAATTAGTCATATAGGTTGGGCACCAAAAACGCATCAACCCACAATAATACAAGAACCACATGAATTTACTGGCGGATTTGACTACCACGTCAAATCCGGGGAATTCCGCTTTGATTTCTTTATAAACTTCGTTATAGTTCATAATGGTCCTTAGATGGTGTTGGCGTTTTTAGATTGGGTGTAGGTTAAGCGCACCCCGTAAATACTAAGAAACTTTGTTATATCGGTTAATGCATCAACCGTTATATGGCCATGCAACCAAGAGCCTTCAAGTATAGTGTTTGCGCCAATTGCCCCCAAATTAACCCAAGCCTTTACTGCCCCCGCTCCAACCACAATAACCCCCGACCCCGCAAGTCCCGTTAAAATAACTTCGTCTGGTGCCAATGAATTTAAACTGTGATTCAAGTGAACGCTTACACTAACCCCAGCAGTATCAGTGCTTGCCACCAACAGATGCACCCCAGTAATTACCGAGCCTACAGGTATGTGAGCCGAGAAATTAAGCGCCCAGGCGGTGCCATCCGGCTCGTTTATCCAAGAACCGGTACCAAAGGTATATAAGCCTGGGTCATATCCGTCATTAACAAAGTCTGCTGCGGCTATTGTTGCATATCGAACTTTTGGTGGTACATAAACAATTTCGCCGCTGGTAATTCTAATGGCATTTGAACCACCGAATTCTCCCCCGGCATCGGTTACAGATTGTCCCTTGATTCCGATATTGGAGCCAGAAACACCCCATATGCCTATGTTTGTACCGCTGGCACCAGTAATGCCCACGCCGTCCAATCCAGGCGCATCGCCTGTTCCGCCTTCGGCAGTTAACCCCACTCCACCATCAAGAGTAGAGCCTACGGCGGCATCGCCTCCATCAAACTTTCCGCCAGTCCCGTTGCCGGTTCCGCCAACTCCACCCCTACATTGTATTGCGGTACCTCCGACATGTGCAGCTTGTCCACCAGTAAAGTACGCGGCTCTACCCCCATCAGCGCTTAAACCTTCGCCGCCAGTCGCAACTACCGCATCGCCTCCCGCTGGTCCTGCACCTCCTGTGGTAGAGATTCCGGTACCACCAGTTGTTGTCACTGCGCCCAAACCGAGGTAACAGTAGCCCCCAGAACTTAATACCGCACCGACACCGCTAGTGCTTGGGCCTCCAAAAGCCCTTACTCCATCACCACCGTTACAGTTAATTCCATTAAGAAGATGTGGATTTGAGCCAGCCGCTATAACTCCATGACGCACTACCGTACCGTCACCTCTAGCAAATACTTCTATTCCATCACCTCCGTTTTGACCACTTCCTCCCCACACGACCGCTCCAACGGCAGGACCGGCGGTATGTGCATGGTCTGTAACGGTATAAGCACCAGCAGACCCGGCAGCGGTGTTATTGGGGCCATATATTAATGAACCAAAGCCCGTTGTACCACCTCCAACAAATGTTGCTCCGGGACCGGCATTAGAACCACCAGAGAAATAACCTCCTCCACCGGCACCAAACCCGGTTCCAGTAAATGCAGTAGAGTTTCCGGCGAAAGCCGCATTTACTACTTGGCCTTCATCGTCTATGGCCAAAACTACCGGGCTAGAATCTGTAGAGTCATTAGCATACAAAACGTTCGTTACGGGCGTTTTATTAATACGAACTACACCTAATCCTACCTCGCCCGCTTGATGCCAAGGCCGGTCAATAGGATAAGCTTTATCCCTACAATGAACCTTACCGTTAATCATCCAAGCAATAATATAACGTCTGCCGGGGATTACCGAAGTACCCAATAAATCAATATCCGTTACGTTGGCCGCAATTCCATCGGTATAGGGTGGGATCGCACCAGCCGTAGCAATAATGTCTTGGGAACGGTCCAAGTCAACGTACAAACATTGACCGTCAATCATAGCAGCCGAGCCGTCACTTACATCATTCCTATAAACTCCGTTGCCGTTTTCAAATAGCAATGAAATGTTCATCCACTCCAAAACACCGGCATTGTAGTAGAAGTTGTCCTCATTGGCTACAATGGTACGAGGACCATAAACCATTTTTACTTGGTCCCGGTTTTGGGCCGAATACCAAAACTCGCCGCCACGGCATTCCCAAATGCCGGTCATAGCGGCATTCATCCAATCCTTCATACTACCAATAGACTTGTCGCCCCCAGCAAATGGGTCATACAAATTACCGGCAACATAAGTCATTCCATTTTCGGTACGGTCGGTGGCCCATGGATAGCAATAACTCTCATTAGCCGTATCCCCACCGCTACCCAAACGGAAGAACAAATTACGGGTATCTTTGATAGATACTACCGCATTATTCGCATCCGTTACTACAATAGCCAACGGAGCAATATTCGTAGCCGTAGTAAAGGCTTGGGTGGTAATGATAATTCTATAATCTAAAGTACGAGCCTTGGGTACGGTCTGCTCTATTTCGGTCAAAGTACCTGCATCTAGGAACTTAGTCAAATCCGAGGTAGTAGTGTCAGCCGAACGCAAATAATCTAATCCAATATAATTGGTGGCGCTAGGAGTAAAAGACCCCAACACCTTGGAGTTAGTAGACGATAATAATTCCGTTGTGGCTGTAGCGGGGGTTGCAAAAATCGTGCCACTCTCGGAAGCGTTATAATGGACTAAGATACTGTCGGCTACGTTCAACAATAAGGTGTCGGCTAAATTGGTTAGTTTATTGGTTACCGGAATAGTAAATCCTTTAACTATTAAAGGATACTTTCCGCCCATAATAGTACCGGCCAGGATATCAAAATCCCGTGAAGTAGCCGATTCAATCGAACGTAAGTCCGGCAAGTCAATACGTTGCTGTCCTAACCAATTACCTTGTCTAGATGTTGCCATAGTTTAAACTCCTAAAATTAACTCGCTTCATTTGCCCACCCGATGCCTTCAAAGGTTGCGGTTCCGGTAACGATATTTTTACTGGGTACATTCCAGTTTTGGTCTATTATTACGCATTCATCCATATATAACATTACAGAATCCGTGAGCCGGTCAATCAAAGCTAGGGTGAAATACTTTTCCAATAAGATATCATCGTTTGGGGCGGCTACGCCTTGACCTTCTAACCCCCCATCATTCCTACCCCTTAATAGCTCTATGTTGCCGCGAATACGGGTAGGACCGGGAGCTAGTTCAAAAGGAGTATTGATATCGATGCCACCAATAGAATGATGCCCGCTATTTATACTAAAACTTAACGATATCACGGGCTTAAATAGCTTCCCGTTGATGTATACTTTGATATCGCCGCCCCTTAAAGTTTTGGTTATCATTAATTATTCCTTGGCGGATTGTACTTCTTCGTCTACATTATTCCCGCCCCAAACCACTACTTTATCTGAAACCTTGGGAGATATACCGCTTTCATTACCCAAACCTCTATCGGAGGGGTATTTGACTATTTTGGTTACCGTTATGCCGGAAGCTACAATTTGGTCTAGGATATCTTCTGCAATAACTCTTCCGGCAGTAGAAGCCGTAAGCCAAAAACCTCGGGTAGTTGCGGAGGGATTCCAGGGAGCCAATTGATTCAACAGGCGTATTTCGGTTCCAATAGGAAGATTGTTATTGAAGGAATTGTCCATCAACAATTCGGTATTAGATAGCTTTAATACATATTTGATTGGACCGATTTGTTCTTCAAATCCAAAGTTGAAAACCACATACCCATTATCCGGGAAATCAACCGCATTACCTACTTGCAATATGTTGGTTCCAACCGGAACTGCCGCCGTAAGGGTTTTAATATCCGTTATGGCTAATCCGGCATTGGGGTCTAATAGATACGGCCCTTCAAATAAAGTATCGGGCGTATTGGAAGTAACTGTTCCCGTTACAGCCGAAGAAGATATAGGATATTCCGGGGTTACGTAGCTAAACGTAGTCGGGGCCGGGACTGCCGGTACCGTTATTTGGAATAATCCGTTGAATCCGGGAGCCGTAGTTACGGCAACTCTTTGGTCAATATATGAAAACGGTGAATTGCTACCGCCGACAAAGAACGTAGTCCAATCACCTAATGTTATAGCTACATTCTTTCCAGTAGACAATAATGGGTCCGTAAACGTATTGTGGCAAGTCCCGGATTTTACATCAAAAACTTCAGCTTTTGTCACAAAAGCCCCGCCTACAACCAAAATAGTATTATCTGACATAAGCCGAGCCGCCGGGACATAACGTGCAACCGAAAGCGTTGCAGGAGCCACCGACCACCTTTCGGTAGCTATATCAAATATTTCAATAACCGTTGAATATCCGAAAGCATCCCTTCCTCCAAACTTATAAACACGCCCACTAGGGCCACAGGGAACGTAAGAGTTTCCTCCCCCATAAAGCATATTGGTAGTGTCGCCTACGACCTTCCAAGAATCCAAATGGGGGTCATAGATTTCCGTATGCAAATGAACGGTAGAACCCGTTATTAATATCCGGTCGTTAGGCAATAAAACTATAGTTGGAAAAGTTGCATATCCGTAGGTGGACAATGTTCCAGTAACCCAAGTGTCCGTAGATACGGTGTACAAATAAGGGTCGGCCGCAACATCCATAGCGAATACCCGCCCGTCCGATAGCATTACGCCAAACGGGTTGGCCGTTACTGCGGGCAAATTAGAAGCACTAGTCCAGATATTCAAATCCGAATCATAAATTTCACAAGCATCCGTATTTCCACCCATTAACATATATTGGGTGGAAGACAGCCGAACAAACGCCCCGTTTACGTGCGGGGCATTAGTAGAAGCTATCGTTGTATAAATTAAGGTAGATGGGTCAAAAGTGTACGCTACAAGCGTACCGTTAGCGTTAGCTATCAAAATTTGGCCGTTGTCCATCAAAATACCGGAAGCACTACTAAAATTCACTACACCGTTAACATATTGCACACAATCATTTACGGTAGGGACTTGAACCCCCTTCAATTCGTCCATATAAACCCAACTATTATTAGTCAAGCCGTGCGGTAGGGGGTTATTGTTTACATCCACCACTTGGGCCATACACAATCCCGTGGCATCCCTGACTACGGTCGAGACTAGTTGGGGGTCATTCCCGTGCAAATAAGAAGCACTATCTAAATCTCTCTGGACTATAGATGAAGTTACGGGTAGAATAACGTCTAACCCATCCGGTACCTTGGAATAAAATGAACTATTAGGATTATTGTATAGGGTTTGGACGGATGTAGGGAAATTCAATACAGCATTGGCCGTACCGCCAATTACCGCGACCTTACCCTTAAATCCAAAGGTGCTATCAATAATACGGATGTATTCTCCGTTAGTAGTATCGCCTTCAACCAAAGCTACACCATAAGGCGAAACATTAGTTAAAAAGCGAGTAATTACTGCCGCCACTTCGATGGAACTAGCGGTACCGGGGACTCTAAAATCATCGGCTTCAAATAAGACCGTTATTAAAGTGCCGTCTATTTGAACCTCTAAAGTCTCCCCACCGCTTAAAGCATAAGGAGCTATCGAAGTATTCAATACGCTAGCATGGGTATCTTTGGTGCCATAGAAAGTTTCCAATACGGTTTCTACAGCATGATAGGTAACTTTAGAGGCAGTTATTTTAATAACTAACTTACGGAATAATTCATCATCTACCCCTAAATATACCGAAGGGCGAGTTATACCTACATCTGCCGCCCGTTCATCTAAATAGTGGTCGGATGCTGTAGCTAGGAATAATTGGTCTAAAGCATTTAAAATTAATTGCCGATTGTATACATCGGCTGTAGCCAATCCGGCAATTAATGCATCCCAACCCTTACCTTTGAAGATTTTATTGATATACTTTCGTAACAGCGATTCGGATGTGGCGTTAATAGCTCCCAGACCAATGCCCGGAAGAGTTACCGGGCTGGTAGGGATTACTGCGCCAGGAGTAATAAAGGGTAGACTAGGCATTGTAGTGGATATCTCTTACGTTAGCTACTAATGTATATGGAGTGTTGGGGTCTAACCGGCTAGTAGACAAACGGTAGCTCTTATTAACTAACTTAATTACACTGTAAATAGTAATTCCGGCAATCAAATAGTTGTTATGGTCTAGAGCGTCCACGTCATATGCATCTTCATCAAAGGTTACGTCTACGTAATCCCAAGTCGAGCCTACTTCGATATGATGTACCTTAATTCCAATGCCCGTACCGGTGAAATTCATTGTGGCTGTAGTGCATTGTTGGGTGCCGGTATCGTTTAGAATAAAACGGTAAGGTAAATTAAGGGTGTATAAACCGCCTTGGGTCTGTTCCGAAGTGTAAATAGTAATTTCATCCCCATCTACGGAGATTCTTTCTACGGTTACAGCCGAGATACCCGGAACGTTTGTAACAGACCAATTGGTAATATCACATTCGTCTATGGAAACGTCGAATGGGGCGGTTACTATAATACGATTTGGGGCCGTAGTAATGCTAGACATAGTAAAGCCCGTTACCAAAATAGGGGCCGCAGCCACCGGAACATTAACGAATTGGGTTACTGTTCCGTCAAAGTTAGTTGCGGTTAAGATGTAAATCGTACTAGTTACGGGATTTACATTAATATTAGTCAATCCAGTTACATCACCCACCCCTTGGTCAATAGATAACGAATTGGCCCCAGTTACGGTCCAACTCAAATTAGTCAATCCTCCACCGAAAGGCAAAGAAGCCGGTAAAGCCGCAAAACTAGCTATAATTGGGGGATTGGTAGCGGTGGGATTGAATATGGGTAATGTCACTATGGTCGGAGTGTATCCGGGGTCTATTACGATGGGGGTGTAAAGAACCTCTCCACCGCCACCGCCACCCGCTTCACTGGTAAGAGTCCAGATAGTCCGAGTCTTGGTGCCTCCACCCACATCCATATCAATATCGGCCCAGAAAGTATAGGCGGTACTTGGTGTCCAACCGGCGGTAGGAGAAAATCCTACAATAAACAAAGTACCATTGTTCCACCAAGAGCCACCCCATCCTACGGACCATGCAGTGCCGTTGAAAATTTGGACGGTGTTTACGAATATTCGCATATAGGTAATCAAATCTACTTGGAAGTAGATGTTGTCAAACACTCCCATAGTTCCGCCATCGGCTGGTACTGGATATGCGATTTCAGACATAGTTTATCCTTTGCTCGGTCCAGCGGTTGGCATACCCGGTAGCCATAGATTATCGATAGAACGACGGGTTACGGTTCCGGTTTGCTCCCGTGGAGTACCGCGAGCAAGGTAAGGGCCGATTTCAACATCCGGCAGGCGACCTTTGTAGTCGGTATAAATGGCGCTAACGTCTGACACATACAGGTCGAATGGAGTGATAAGATGCTTATGACGGTTAGCTCCCTCACCGGGCCAGTACAAGTAAGGGGAGATAGGAGTGTTGCCTCCGGTCGCGTCCCATCGCACTAGTCCGTTAAAATGAATATACGGTGCATAGGTGTAATCTACTAGCGCCCCACCGCCGGTCCTACCCTTCCACGCACGATAATTCCCGCCCAAAAGAGGGCCTGACGCGAATGCACCGTAAGCATTATCAAAATAAGCGTAAGTTATTGTAGGGTAGTTGTCCCCCACTACCGGGTCGGGATCAGCGATTTTGGTACAAGCCATTCCAAAAGTTTCAAGAGTCTCGCCTAGCTCATATGCCCACAGCCAAAAATCACCACGGCTACTGTAGACCATATTTATAAAGTGAGGAACGTAGGGGGAACCTGAAATCAATCTGAATTGGCCCGCACCCGTTCCATCACTATAGCCCCATTCAAACGCATGGGTAGGTCTAGCGCTTATCGTACCAGCCCCTGTGGGTTCGCCGGGGGCACACCAAAGCTCCGGGGCGTATCCTTGACTCACAATGATTGGGGCATTGCAGTCCAGTGTTAGATAAATCCCCAAGCCCACATTGTAATAGGTACACCACGAATGATTTACGGCATGGTAGACCCACTCGCTTGCCACATAGGTCGGGCTAAATAGATTCCCCAATCCAGCCGTCTGCCCTCCTCCGACAAAAGCGCTGGATTTGTACACGGTCCATAAACCTGTATCCAGCAGCATCTTGTGGATACCGAATATCATAGTTTTGATAAGGGTTTCGGTACTGGTGTAGGTAAGGGGGTAGTTTAGTATCGAAGACCATGTGAATAAGTCGGGCATAGATTACCTCGTTGGTCCTGCAAGCGGCATACCCGGAAGCCACATATGATGAATGGCACGGCGGGTAACGGGATTGTCCATCGGTGCCCCGTGAACCAAGTTCCCGCTGCCCATGCCTACGTCTGGTAGCCTTCCTTTGTAATCGGTCATAGAGTAGGGGGATGTAGCGTCTACTGCATACAGGTCAATTGGAATATACGGGAATTTTTTGCGCCATTGACCTCCACCGGAAGGCCACTTTAATAGAGGTGTTGGGCCATATATCCCGTAAGTGCAGTCAGCGCGAACCAATTGACACAGATATTTGGATGTGTCTATTAACGGGGTTCCGCCAGCCGTCTTACCTCTCCACCCTAAATACCCCCAAATATTAGAGAACCCGCCTTGTACATCATAATACATATATGTTACTACGGGATAGTTATCACCATAAACGGGATCTGGGTCAGCAATGCCTGTACACACAAGCGCCCAACATTCATAGGTGGGCAGGCTCGGGCCTCCGGTTCGGTACGTCCAAACCCAGAAGTCGCCACGGGTACTGTAAACCATATTCAGCTTATTGACATTAGCTGTGTTGTCGTTTAATTGATTGTAGTTTGTGTAGCCCCACTCCATAGAGAGGTTGGTAGGCCTAGTTGTGGTTAGTCCAGCAACCGTAGGGGCTTCTTTACAAAAATAGAACTGGGCCGGGGCGTAAACGGTAATTGTGTTTAGATCGATAGTAAAGTAGATATCCAATCCCGCACAGTAATATTGAATCCATGAGTGATTGGTAGGAGAGGCCGCATTTACCCATTCGGTAGCAACAAAGGTAGGGCTAAATAGGTTTCCGGCCCCAACGGTTTGACCCACTCCGACAAAAGCGCATGAAGTAACCGCGACCCAAGCCCCGGTAGCCAATAAGGCCTTGTGTAACTCAAACAACAGGCTCTTGCTAGTCAATAGGACCGTAGAAGAGTCTGCGGTCACATTGTCCAAGTCTGAATTCCAAGTGAGAATGTCGGGCATAATTAATTCCTTTAATTACCTAATAAGTTTACTACTACGTCTTGGTCAATATCAAAAACCCGAGGCTTTTCATTGGCTTGGACCGTAATCAAGTCATTGACATTGTTATACAAAGGACTCGAAACCGTAATCGCCGTAACCCCTTGGATTGAATTAGCTGCCGCCACAATATCGCTAATGGCAATCGAAGTTCCAATCGGGGTACTATTAATAGTAGCCGCAACAATATTTTTGATATTGTTCTTTACTTCTGTTTCAGAAATGTTAGTCTTCAAACGGGCATTCAATACCACTTGAACCCGTTTAGTCAAAGGACCAGAAATATCCACGTTAGCTCCAGCCGCAACTACTCCGGGGTACAACGAGGTATTAGAAGAATCTCCATAAATAACTCTAGTTACTTCTCCTAATAATCCACCGGCATACGAATAAGCATCCAACCCCCCAATTAAATCCAACGGGAAGGCTAGCTTGTCTTGTGCTACAACACTGTATCCGGCACTAGAAGATACCTTTTCAAACATTTGCAAATCCCAAAATACAATATCCGTATAATCCGGGTCCACATTAGGCACAATCGAGTGAATCCGCTTGTACATGAAGTAAGGTTCGGCTTCTTCTACGCTAATGGTCGGGGCATAATTGGAAGTAATAGTAATACCCGATACCGGGGTCATTGCCCCATAAACCCAGAAATTATTATCATCATCTACATCGGCTACAATCCACCTCCCGACATTGGCTGTACCTAGAATATTGCTGTTGACAACGAAGGTGTCTCCAGGCATCATGCTGTCATAAACCATTACTTCAAAACTATCTAATAGTTCAATCTTCCTTACAGCACCGGTATCATAGAACCAATGCACGCTATCGCTTATATTAGCAACTTCCCGTTTCCAACCGCTGTTACCGAAAGCGTAAGTAATTCCCGAGAATGTAGGTCTAATCCAAGCCCCACATCCACCCGGAAATCCGCCGCCTCCGATACTAACTTCAGCGAACGGACTATGGGTTAATACATTCCATGAAGTAAATAAAGCACCACTAAGTCCGGTACGAATCGCTACCGAACTAGTTACCTTATACAATCCGTTGGCATTATCGAAAGCAATATCAATAATACTACCGGACAAATCTATATTCTTCCTTACCTTTTGGCTGGCTTGTAGCTTGGCCCAATTCCTAGGAGTAAATCCGCCAATTTGCGAGGTAGGTACCGTGACCTTGGCCATACCGCTAGGGGTATAAGTACCATTGACCGTAGCCGACCCAACAACCGTTGCCGCAGCCGAATTAGCCGTACCCCCAATTACTTGGATAGCTCCCAAACTTCCAAGCTCATTAGTAACTAGTTGTACCTTTCCGTTTTGATTAGCGCGAGCAATTTGCCCCAATCCCGACAAGTTACTTACGGTAGGATTATTCAAATAATCCACGATGTTTTGGGTGGATTGCGGGACCAATTGCATTATTTCATTATCCCAATCCCCATAAAGAGCCAAGTCGGCAGCAATAGGCTTATTCAGGGTAATGGAATCGATAGACAAATCACAAGAACTAATATAATTCAATCCATCAAACATCGTCCAATAATCGTTGGTAGCCGTTAAGCTAGCCCCGGTGTAATTGGTAATACCTTGATTATATTCGTCGTTAGTAGCGATAGTAAGCCAACCCAAGCCCGTATCCAAAGACTTGGCCGTAACTAAATTAGAAGCATTGGTATTAATCCACGATACCATATCGTTAGCCAATACTCCGTCGATAGGATAAACCTTAAAATTATCGGTGGACCGAATGATATAAGGTTTGGTCATTGCTACGCCGGAATCATATCCGGAAGCCCTACGAGCCACTTGGAATGCAAATACCCCGTCAGCATTGGTGGTTGTAGCAAATATTCTAATAGCTCCCGTATCATAAGCTTGAGCAGCAGGGAAAACGTCCGGGTCAACATACATAACCATTCCGGCCATAATTCCGGAGAAGTCCGGGTCCGTAAGTCCAGATAACGTAGCCCACATATCCACTACACAAGCGGGAGCATTACCTACACCTTCAATGTACGAGAAGCTGGTAGGAGTAGCGGCCGATACTATCTTGGCCCCAACTGGGTAGTTAACGTCCCCACCTCCGGTAATATAAACCGTATCTCCTATCTTTATACCCAATTCGGCAATACTTAATAGATTTGGAGTTACTAATACTACTCCACCCGTCCGGACCATATTAGCGGCTCCAGCTACGACTTTAAATTTAGCGTATTGGTAATACCAATATTGACCATTACCGCCACCAGCCGGTGCGCCAGCATATGCATAAAACGGAGTAGTGTTAGTTAAGTTAGCTATAGGCACTTCGTTTAAAGACGGCAAACGGATTTGAATGTCGGTTAAGTCTTTATTCCAAGGATTGAAAGTATCCTTTACAATACTAATAGCTTGATTTGGGGCCGTAGGATTAACGTAACGTACCGACAAACTGGTTTCGGCTGCACCCAATTGGGCGTAACGCCACAAGATTTGGGTGTTGGCCGCACAAGCATAATGCGACACGACTCTAGAATGCATGAACAACCCGAAGTTAGTTAAATCGAATGTAGGGCCAAATACGTCTTGTAGTTGGGTAGAAGTAGCTTCATCCACAACATCGATGCTAGAACCGTATCCTAATGCCGCCGCTCCCTTGATGGAACGGAACATCGGTATAGACAAACTCTTACTTAAGGATTCGTTATCGAATATCAATCGTAAGGTATCGTTAGGTGCGATACCAAAAGCGTGGGTAGACAAGGCAAAGTCGCCTGCGGCCCAATCGTCGTTACCTGCTATTACATCGTTTAATCCACAAAAATTGGCCCCAGTAGCATAAATAGGGTAATTGCGGTAAAGGTTATTGCCCGCAGAACAAAACTCTAAAGTCTCCCCACCATCCAAAGCGTAAGTGCTAGTAGGAACAGGGAATTGGATTCCATCCGGCCCCAGTTGAGCTTGAACCAAAACCGGATTGTTAGCTAAATTGGGTGTTCCGGATTGGGTATTGCCGCTTTCGACAGCAGCCAAATGGCTTTCGGTATTAGACCGGACTTCGCCTAATGCAAATCCCATTACTCCGGTAGTAGAACCGGCTACCAATATCCCGCCTTCGGTTCCGTAGGTATTGGTAGTAATTCTAATATAAGTATTTTGGTATACCGATGCCGTAGCTCCAAGGATTTGACTGTTAATAGTAATAGCACAAGCCGCCAAAGTAACCGGAGCGGCATCCAATACGATTTTATGTATAAACGAACTAGTACGAACAAACGCCAATCCATTAGCCGACATGTACAAATTGTCTACTACAAAGTTTGGTCCAACAACCTTGATTTGGTCTACAGCAGTTATTTCAATTATTCTTGCCGCCCGTTGGATTGCAAAAGCCGGGTCGGACATAACAATCCAGTCATCTACGGCTAGGTCTGTAGGGAAGGTGGTTCCAACCAAAGTTATAATCCACGTATCTCCCATTACGTTGGCAATGTCGATATTGGTAGTAGCCGTTATATTATGTGGGATAATGGCCGGACTTCCGTCTACTGCCACCCAAATGGTTTCCCCAGCCGGATTTACTATACCGGCTACGAATGCAGCGCTTTCGGCAAATGCCCTAGTATAACTAGAACCAGCCGTTAAGGTGTCTCCGGAAGCCAACGGTACCGTCAATTTGATTTGTCCGGTATTACGATTCAAAGAATAATCCGACCCCTTACCAATAGATGTAGAGGCTTCAAACATTCCTAGGTTGATTAAGGATTGGGCCGCTACTTCTCCGGGAACAGAGATAGAAACAACTATTTGGGACCGAACGTTAGCCCCCAAATTGCTAGTCATTACCAAAACATCCCCCACAGCCGTAGTGGTAACACCCGGAATCTTAGCCGTTAATACCGTAGCCCAAGATTGCAGTGAGTTGGTGTGGGATACGGAATTATATCCCGTATTGTTATTGGTAAAATCAACATCCGTTATGGTATAAATAACTGCCGCCGTACCATCTACGGCTACGGTCAAGCTAACGGTAGCGGGGAATAAACTCCATGACACTTGGGGGTTAGAAGAAATAATAGCGGATTGCCCGTCCTTATATAACAATTGTCCATCTTGGTATAACCGCGATGTGTAATGGACACCAAGAGGGAATCCGATGTAAGTATTAGCGTTAACTCCCGTTGGGGCAACGATTTCCAAATCTTCATTTACGCTAGTCTTGGCAAATATAACTACTTTAGTCCCACTTTCGGCTGTGCGAGCCGAGAACAGTAAAGTGGGATTACTATTAATAACACTTACTATTTCATAGGCGGTGGCGTTGCCAATAGACTTGAATTGCGTAGTGGCGAATGATACACTCGACAGCACTCCTCCCACCAACACGTTAAGCTGGCTCCCACTAACCAAAGCGTAAGGGGCCGACATAGAACTAATCAAATAAGCGGCAGCTATTGGAAGGCCCGTAGTTAATTGGGCGTATTGCTCTCCACCTATAGCCGGGTTAATCATGGATTCATAATTAACCCCATAATCCAATTCTTCATATCCCGTGCCGTCATCGATGTACAATACCGAAGGGGAGTCTTGGTTAGCTATAATAGAAGCTCCCATTACGGTTTTGTTTTCATCGGGAGAAGTCACTCCGGTAGCAGCCGTAATCAAAGCCAAATCCGTAGCCTTACTGCGACTGGCCCTTAAATTACGGATTCTCTCACGTAAGGTGTCGTCGTTTTCAATAGGTTGACCATTTACTACCGAGACAACATTAGTAACGGTAGCTCCAGTAAATGGAGCGGCATCAAAGTTTTCAATGGTTCCGGCCGCAGCATTGCCACTAACTCCAGCCGTAGTACAAATAATTCCAACATCTTCTACCAATACTTCCCCGTCTTCAATAATAGTATTGAATCTAGTAGAATACCGGCTAGTGTTATTGCCATTGTCTTGGGAAGTCTTTACGATAGTACCGGCAGGAATGGTTCGAATACCGCCTTGGCTCATTATTACTTCTTCGTTGGTGTTATGGTATTTAGCCAAAGGCGGGACCACGTTTAATTGATTTCCTACCTTATTATAAGTCAAAGGCCCTTCTACGTTGGTTTGTCCTCTTCCGATGTATAATGTACCGGCAGGAGCAAAAGCTGAAGCATCGGTTACAATAATAAAAGAACTTCCAATAGTAGGTGCAGCCGCCCCCAAATAAACCGTACTAGAAATCTTAGCAAAACTAGTATCGGTAATATCTACATTTCCCGTTGCAAAGGTGGCCGGAAGTCGAGTAGTATCTTCCGACTCCGCATGACGGTCCAAGACCGTTCCCGTAGCCCTATCTAACCCTTGAGCGTCCAAAAGATTGAATAAGTCTTGGGAGTTACGAAATACCACTTGCCCCACCGCTTCAAAGATGGTAAGTAAAGGACCACCGATTTTAATCCCCTTCAAGCCGTAGCGGCTCAAAAAGGTATTAATCATATCACTAAGGATAGTTTGGTACGAACGGGGCGTAGGTATATTTCCAGACATGTTTTGAAGTCCTAAATTTCGGGGGTACACCCAAAAGATTATGTTTGACTTTGCGAAACGAAAGCAGTATCATCCACTTAGCATCTAAGGAGAAAAATGAAATTCCTAGAAGTCAGGCGCATCGAGGCGAAGTCCCGGCAGGATTATTACAACACTCTTACCCCGAAGCAGCGTTTAGAGGCTTTGGACCGTAAGTTCGGCACGGGTATGGGTGCCTTAAGGGAACGGGCCCGTATCCTTGTCAAGATGGGGGCTCCGGGCGGGGACGTGGCTATTATCGTTGCTGCTGTAGTTAAACTTGCCAAGGGGAAGAAGTAGTGATTACGGATATCCAAAAGATTAAGTTGATTACGGCTATTGATAAGGCTGAAGGACACGGTTCTTTGGCTTATACAGTAGAAGGTAGACCCGCTTGCGTTATTGCCCAATTGGCTTTATTGGAAGGGGCTAGCGTGAATTTAATCAAAAAGTGGGATGATTCCGTATTCGTTATTTTAGGTAAGTCCTCTACCCCAAAAGGTTTAAAGGAATATCCCAGCAAGCTATTGCAATACCTACAGTTTTTATGGGACGACCGGACTATCAACCATACGGTAGCTAGGGAACGGATGCGCGAATTAGTTTATGCCGCAGCCGATGTTTATTCAGATAAGGATACAGAAATGGATAAGTTGGCCCAACAAATGGGTCTACCCACTATTTCTGGACTTGAATCGTCACCGGAATAGATTTAGACAATCCGGCCACTTCTATTTCTAAATCTATAAATAAGGTATTTCCGGTTAAACGCAGTTGTTTGGTGGTAACGCCCGTAAACATGGAGTCTTGGGTAAAGGTGTTTTTGATAGATTGGGCTATTTCGTCAACATCCAAATCCGCTAAAGAAGTTCCAGCCGATATTACGAATCCAAATTGCGGATGCTGTAATAACGCCCCGTTGGGGGTACTAATAGCTATTTTAACATTTTGAATAATATTAGCTAATCCATAAGCCAACAAGCAATCCCCGTTTGGGGAAATAGCTAAATCGTATTTTTCCGTCAACAACAAGTCTATCCCACCCACATCTAGTAATGTGTCGAATTGGTCTACCCCAGGTATTTGTCTAGATTCCGGGTCTTCGGTTGGTGGTGCGTTCGAAGGGATGTAAATAGACTGCTGGCTATTCACCGTACCCGGCAAATAAGCCTCCACGTATGCTTCATCAATGGTTTTAAACCGTTGGAGGTCGCCTTCCCCATCCAACGTTATTATATATTGGGTGGTGTTGGGCTTGGTAATATCGATGATGTGGCGTTTTTCCCTTAAATAACGGTCGGTTAGCCAAACTGATTGGCCTTTATAGAATCGGCTATCGGTAGGTACTAATATTTGATTGCGGTCGCCGTTTACTAATAAGTAGGTTTTAAAGCCTACTTCATCTATATAGGGTTCTCTTAATCCATTTAATACGGCTATTTCGAGCCATCTATTGGCGTCCTTCAAATATTGCAAAGATAACTTCTCTAAGGTATATCCGTAAGGGAATGGAACAGCAAATTTAGATAAAGGCTTCTTGAAGGCTTGGCCGGATTGTTCGGCTAGCCCCGCTATGTAATCGGTGGAAGTTATAGTAACTGGATTGATTAAATTGGAAGCCGCTAGATAATCCAGAACTTGGATAGTTTCAGCCAAAGCATACATCACGTCCCACTCTTGGGCTGAAGGGGTACGAGTCTTCATATTATCTATTGGGGTATCATAAATAGTATGGTAATCTGCGTCACCGGCTCCAATAGCATCAGCAAAAGCATCGGCAGCACTAGCGATAGTACCCTTAATCTCTTGGTATCCCAAACGCCCGATACTAGCGGCTAAATCGTTTTCAAATTGAATTTGACCCAAAATTGCATCGGGTAAATTCAAATCCGGCAAATTAACCTTATTAATTATACCGGCCACATCCTCTTCACCGTTATAATGACCCGCCTTGAATTTAGGTTCGGATGCAGGGACTAACGCCTCTTTCTTTAACAATACGTCATTAAAGTTATTTTTCAACGTATCCCACTGGGCAATAGTCGATTTAAGGATAGCGTTTTGGATATATTGGGGATAGTCTTCGAACTTCTTTTCGATGTTGTTAATTCCCTTTAAGGCTAGCCCGGTTTGGCGCAAAGCTTCCTTGACTACCGTGCCGGTTTCCTTTAGGATACTATCCATTAAGTTGCCAGCGGTGTCAATAACTTGCCGAGCAGCCCTAAAGCGATTAAAGATATCCGCTACAATAGTTGGGTCGCGTGCGGCCAAATGGAATTGGTATCCGCGCGGGCCTATGGAAGTAAGGTCTACTCTAGCCCAAGCCTTTAATTGTAGGTTGTAGTTATACTCCATCGGACTATTGGCCGACCGGCGGCGAGTTAATTGAACCCCCGATACCAAATATACGGCTTGTTCTTTCCATATACAAAAGGCTAGTCGCAAGGAATTGAAGTCAACCACCTTTCCATCAGCCATTTCTTGTTGTTTACTTCCGTTCGCCTTCATGTTAGAATAACTCTCTAGAAAGCGCTCTAATAGCAAGTATTGATAAAAGCCCGTGCTGGTGTCCGGGATAAGGTCTGAATCAACTTTAAAAGAAGAGCCTATACCTTTATTAATATTCTTTTTAAAAGAATTACCACTTACCATATTAGATACGGACGCGGTAATTCCTTCTACATTTTGAACCGTACCGCCAAAGACATTGTTTACCACACCCTCTAACCCGGTAGATAATCCTGCCCCTTTATTCTTTATCGGAGTAATTCCGGTAGTAGATTGAATATTGATGATTCTAAACGGAGTTCCACCGTGTTGTTCTACTATTCCGGTCAATGTAGGGGTAACGGTAGTGGCTATAGGCATATCTACCGTAAGCTCTTGGGGGGAAACCGGTAAGGTGTACTCCCAATTAGTGCTATCGTACCTAGTAGTTCCATCATCCTGCCGTACTGCTTCCAAGATTTTAAGCTGGTAGGGGAAGTATCGGTTCCAATTCTTCTTAGTTTCATATATATGTGAAGGCTTGAAAAGGGTAGTTCCCCAAACTGGAGCTACGTTATCGGTATGGTAGGTTTTGTTAGGAGGCATGGTTGGTCTTTACGGAAGAATCACCCGCTAAAAACGGGGAGATAGCAGAAAGATTGGGGCCCATGGATTACGACAAAATCATAAAGACATTGGAAGACAACCTCAAGCGGCATTTAAGTAATATCGTTTCTAAAAACTATTGGCTAAGTAGCACCGCTAAACGTATTGAATCCGAATCCCAGCTACCTAGTCCAAGATTTAATTCATGCGGAGAACTACAAGGCACCGCTCCCAGCATGGAAGTATCGGTTGGGGCTTATTGTGCCGTCCAGCAATGCATCGAAGACATTAAGGCAATAAAAGAAGAGGAAGAAGCCGCCATTGCAGAAGAGACTCGTATTAACAAACAATACGCCGACAATCAATGGTATAGCATTCGTCCCTCTACTGCTTTGACTCACTTCAATATAGTTGGCACCCAGACCCAAGCCCGGTATCAGATTAAAAAGGGCCGAGTCAAAATTAATGGGGAATTAATTAATTCCGATGAACTAATTAATTCGGCCGGTAATTATTTAATTAATTGCAACGGAATTAATTACGGGTTTTCCATAATCGATAATTAAATGCTAAATATCCGAAACGTAAAATCCATCGGAATGGAATACGGTAATTCCCCTTATTGGATTTTATCCTTGACTTGCGGCCATAAGGTCCGTATAAAAGCCGAAGGTGGATGGGAAATCTTCCCCCCATTAAGACTTAATTGTAAGAAATGTGGTTATAAAAAGTGATTTTCGTATTCGGCTCCAATCTAGCAGGTAGGCATGGCAAGGGAGCAGCACTATATGCCTTCCGTCATTATGGAGCTATATACGGTCAAGGAGAGGGATTGCAGGGCGATTCCTATGCTATCCCGACCAAGGACGAACGTATCCGGACATTGCCCTTAAGTGAAATCCGCCGACATGTAATCAAATTCATCATGTTTGCCCACACCCACCCGGAATTGGAGTTTCAATTAACTAGGATAGGATGCGGGCTTGCTGGCTACAAAGATGAAGATATCGCCCCTTTATTTAAATATGCCCCTAATAATTGTTTATTGCCCGTGGGATGGAGTAAATTATGGTAAGTAGCCTTTTGATATTAAAAGCCTTAATTCGTTCTTTGCTTGACACGTCGGGGTCAGTAGATGTAGACTTCGTGGAAAAGCACTTTCTCCCGGAATTAAAGAAGCAAGGGTACGCAATCACCAAAACGAGGGCAAAATGCAAGAAATGACCCAAGTAGAGATAAAATGCAATTGGTGTAAGCAAGCGGTTCGTTTTAACGCCTCTAAGGCCGGTTTGGCTGCTTGGCGTAACGGGATGGTCATCCAAGAGGCTTTGCCCCGTTTGGATGCAGATTACCGGGAAATGCTTATTTCTGGTACTTGTCCCGAGTGCTGGAATAAAATGACCGGCGAAATAGACGAATTTGCTTAGCGGGTGAATAGCCATGGCGTGCCCTAATTGCTACTTGAACGAGCAAGAAGTAGAAGATTTAGAAGAAAAGGTAATGCGACTATTAATTGTCTTAGGGAAGATAGCCGAAGGCCCCCACCAAGAAAAAGACCACAAATGCCAACCCTATTGTTTGGCATGTAGGGCCCAAAAAGCGTTGAAAGAACATTCCAATGGAAACTTACATCTATAAAAATCTGCTTTATACCCTAGTAACTACCGAAGAGCCCGGTCATTGTAGCGAGTGTAGGGACCATATTAAATCGGGTTCTAAAGCCTTCCAGCACGATTCCATCGCTAAACCTAAGATATGTTGTGAATGCGTGACCAATTTAATCAAAATGGCCGAGTTTAGGGAAGAATTCCACAAAAGGTTACAAAAGCACGGCTGGTTTGACTTATAGCCCTTTAAGTGGTAAGGTCTATTCATGGCTAAGCACACTCCAGGCGCTAAGACCGAATACACCCGCGAACACTTTTCGGGCACTTCCGACACTATGGCTTGCATCCTTAAGGTGATGGATTGGGCTAAGACCACTATTTCCGGTCGATGGCTGTCTACCCAGACCGCTTTTGAAAATGCCGTCAAGTACCACCTTACCCCAGAAGGAACATCTTGTCTGGATTGGCTGGTTTGGAAGGTCGAAGAAGAGGTGTGGGCAAAAACCTACTCCAACGCCTTCTTTGATTCTAGGGATGACCGTAAGGCCTGCAAGGTTGCAGAAGAAACCGTTAAGTCTTTTAAGGAGTATTGCAAATGACCCATGAAGAACGATATCATTACGGATACCGAAAAAGCGGATTTGTGCATGATTCCCGTCCCCTTAAAACGTTGGAAGTCCCGCATTTTTGAAATCGAGACTTAAACCCATGCTTACTTGGCGTTGTCCATATTGTCAATTCCGGAACGACTGGGAACGAGAGTCTTGTAAGAATTGCGGTAGAATCAAGGCTTTATCGGAACCTCTAACCGAATACGAAATTGAACATTTTAATTACGATTCTTGCTTAAGATGCGGCCATTTCTTGGAATTTCATAGTTCCGGGCATGAACGGGATTCTAGTAACGACTATTATTATTGCCCCAGTTGCCTTTGGAGGCGTTACTAAATGAAATTCCGAAAAATTTTTGGTCCAATTTAATCAATTTCATTTTCGGAAAAAATTAACGAATTTTGATGAAGGGTCCGTGTCCAATACCCACACTTACCCGGTCCCCCATTCCCGGCTTCACTGTAGCGACCCGTGGCATGGTACTAGCATGGCCCCCCGCTCCCGGACCTTCCCCGGGTCGAGCCCAGGGTTTGGCACGATTTATGCTAGAGCTAATCCCAAGCCAAACCCCAGCCCATAGCGGTGTGTGCCATATGCGTACATACGCGCACAGGCATATCTGTTGCATATACGCCTGTACATTGAATTGTCATGCTTGCATATGCTATGCCATCTACCCCTATCCTAGGGTATGATAAACTATGGCATAGCTATAGCATAAGCCCTACCCTATACAATAATCGGGCCATTAGCTGACACTAGCAATAGCTGGGCCAATACTAGTCAAAACCTACCAATAGACCAATTCAGCCAATAGCAAGCAAAAACGTATTTTTGTTTTGCTTGCACGTATTATGCCTATTACATACACACACCGGTCGATAGGATATGCATGGCAATGTTATTGCATATGGGCAGGCCCAATTAGGCCACATACAAGAAACGTGCCAAACCTTGGGGATAGGGTTTGGCACGACATTTGCATTACGTTTTAAGCGTGTGGGGGTCCAACCCCTAAATTAAGCTCATTTTATGAAAGTCAACCCTAAAACGGTCTACCCCAGAAAATGTGCTTCACCCGCTTAATAGGCCTCAGTTGCGTGATACCTTGGCCCATATTTTGCTTGCCCTAGATAGATTGGGTTTGGTTAGATGGTTTGCCATTATGTCCTAGGGTGTGTCTAAATGGATACACATTTGAGCTTGACTTTGCCATTATGTCAAAATGTTATTGGGTG